ATGTACTACTGTGTACTAACAGTATATATATGTACCTGTTCTTGACTGATTCGTGGCCTTGGGGAGTGGGTCACTAAGGTTAGTTCCGACGCATCGTTTGTCTGGTCGACTTCCTCCCTGCGTTGGAACTAGGGCAGAGTCTTGCGGTGGGGTTTCTCCCTCCTCAATCCCCCGAGGCTCTGCCCACCCCCTAGAGGTGACATGGGCAAGTACGACAACATCATCGCAAAAATCTCGAAGCTACCACTCAGCGAGCAGGAGGCACTCCTTCGCGACCTTGAGGAACTCGAGAAGCGCAAGAACGTCGAAGAAGCTCAATTGAACTTTTTGCCGTTCGTCACTCAGATGTGGCCAGCATTCATCGCTGGCAGGCATCACAAGATCATGGCTGATGCCTTTGAGCGCATCGCAGATGGCACCCTCAAGCGCCTCATCATCAACATTCCACCCCGACACACCAAGTCGGAGTTTGCGTCATATCTCTTCCCGGCATGGTTCATGGGTCGCTTCCCGGGCAAAAAGATCATCCAGACCGCCCACACCGCAGAGCTGGCGGTGGGATTCGGTCGTAAGGTGAAGAACCTCATCGATGGCACCGACTACCAGCAAATCTTCCCGAAGACGAAGCTGGCAGCCGACTCCAAGGCATCTGGTCGATGGTCCACCTCAGAGGGTGGCGATTACTTCGCTATCGGTGTCGGTGGTGCCGTCACAGGTAAGGGCGCTGACGTTCTCGTCATCGATGACCCTCACTCGGAACAGGAGGCAACCATGGCTGCCTTCAATCCGGAAATCTATGACAAGGTGTACGAGTGGTACACCTCAGGTCCTCGTCAGCGTCTGCAGCCCGGTGGTGCCATCATCATCGTTATGACGCGCTGGGCGAAGCGTGATCTCACTGGGCAGATCATCAAGCGGTCCTCAGAGCGCACTGGTGTCGATGAGTGGGAGGTCATCGAGCTTCCAGCCATCATGCCGTCAGGGGTACCCCTATGGCCGGAGTTCTGGCCAGTCGAGGAACTTGAGGCGATCAAGGAAGAAATCCCGGTAGGGAAATGGAATGCCCAGTACATGCAGAACCCCACCTCGGAGGAGGGGGCTCTCATCAAGCGTGACTGGTGGAAGGAGTGGGAAAAAGAAGACCCTCCACCGTGCGAGGCGGTAATCCAGTCTTGGGACACTGCGTTCCTAAAGACACAACGCTCCGACTACTCGGCATGCACCACATGGGGCATCTTCTACAGGACCGACAGCACCGGGGCTCAGGTGCCAAACGTCATCCTTCTGGATGCGTACAAGGAGAAGCTGGAGTTCCCAGAGCTCAAGCAGAAGGCTAGAGAGAAGTACCTCGAGTACGAGCCGGACCAGCTTGTGGTCGAGAAGAAGGCCTCTGGCGCTCCACTCATCTTCGAGCTCAGGCAGATGGGGCTGCCCGTCACAGAGTTTGTGCCAAGCCGCGGCAACGACAAGATCGCCCGCGTCAACGCAGTGTCCGATCTTTTCTCGTCAGGGTGCGTGTGGTATCCGCCGACAAGATGGGCCGAAGAGGTCATCGAGGAGTGCGCCTCATTCCCCTCCGGGGACCACGATGACTACGTCGATTCAGTCAGTCAGGCATTGATACGCTTCAGACAGGGCGGTTGGATCAGGGTGGATACAGATGATTGGGAAGATGACGATGGGCATCGGCAGCCTATTGAGTACTACTAGCGGACCAACCGTTACCAAGGAGGTCCTCGAGGAGCATGAGAGGCTGAAGTACAAGTTTGGTCGTGCCCTTGAAAAGGCAGCCGGGACAAGGGGTCGCGTCGGCAGGGCGCTCATGGAGGAAGAGGAGGTTGCCCGCTCAAACCTTCGTGCCTTTGAGAGGCTTCATGGATTGACATAGGCCTTAATGGAACCTAACGTCACCAACAGGGGGACGCGCACGAAACATGCGGTTTTGTATTGGTCGAAGGTCAGACTGCGCTACGGCTCACCATCAACCATTGCGTCCCCCAAACATCACTTTCTTCCAACGGTGCTTTCCTGCTATAGTGCCGCAAACCTTTCAGGGGACACGCCATGGCAGTCGATAAGCCGCTCACTCCGTTTGACATTGAGATCGAGCCCGAAGACGAGCTCGATGACACCGAGGATTCAGGCATTATCGAAGAGTCGGTAATGACGGAAACCCCCACGGAGGACGGTGGCGTTATCATCGAGTTTGAGTCCGTTTCGGTCGAGCCGGAGTATGAGGACGTCCCGCACGGGGAGAACCTAGCCGAACTCATCGACGAGTCTGAGCTTGAGTCCATGGCCAGCGAGCTTGTGGGGAACTTCCTTGCAGACCGTCGCACCCGTGACGACTGGGCTATGGCCTACGTCAAGGGCCTCGACCTTCTCGGCATGAAGATCGAGGACCGCACCCAGCCATGGGAGGGCGCATCTGGTGTCTTCCACCCCATGCTGACCGAGGCGGCGATCCACTTCCAAGCTCAGGCCATGGGTGAGGTGTACCCTGCCTCCGGCCCTGCCCGCACCAAAATCCTTGGCAAGATGACTGCCGAGAAGTTCCAGCAGGCCACTCGCGTCGAGAACGAGCTAAACTACCTCATCACCGAGAGGATGCCCGACTATCGTGAGGAAACGGAGCAGATGCTGTTCCGCCTCGCTCTGGCTGGCAGCGCCTTCAAGAAGGTCTACTATGACCCTGTCCGTGAGGTTCCGAGGTCCACCTTCGTCCCCGCAGAAGACTTCGTTGTGCAGTACGGTGCGTCAAGCCTTTCGGACTCCGAGAGATACACGCACGTCATGCGTAAGACCAAGACGGAGATCATGAAGCTGCAGGCAAACGGCTTCTATCGCGACATCGAACTGCCCGACCCTGCGCCAGAGAAGACTGACATTCAGGAGAAGTACGACGAGCTTCAGGGCATCGAGGATGTCCAGAGCGACGACGACCGATACATGCTCCTCGAGATGCATGTCGATATGGTCATGCCTGAGGGCTATAACGACGGCGATGACATCGCTCGGCCCTACGTTATCACCATCGACAAGTCGTCAAGCATCGTCCTGTCCATTCGCAAGAACTGGTACGAGGACGACGAGAAGAAGCAGAAGCGCATGCACTTTACGCCATACTGCTACCTTCCCGGCATGGGGTTCTATGGCATCGGCCTGATCCACTTGATTGGTGGTTTGACGAAGTCAGCGACATCGATCCTGCGCCAGCTCATTGACGCTGGCACTCTTGCCAACCTTCCGGCAGGCCTCAAGGCCCGTGGGCTCCGCATCAAGGGTGACAACACTCCGCTGCGCCCGGGTGAGTTCCGGGACGTGGATGTCCCGAGCGGGTCCATCCGTGACTCGATCACCTTCCTCCCCTACAAGGAGCCTTCGAGCGTCCTGTACCAACTCCTGTCAAACCTCGTCGAGGAGGGTCGTCGCATCGGTTCTGTCGCCGATGTGAAGATCAGCGAGATGAACGCTCAGGCCCCCGTGGGCACGACCCTTGCTCTCCTAGAGCGCAACATGAAGGTCATGTCTGGGGTTCAGGCCCGCCTTCACTCGTCGATGCACAAGGAGCTTCGTCTGATCGCTGGCATCGTTCGTGACTTCATGGGCGACAAGTATGCGTATGACCCCGATGGGGACTTCAACCGCTCCGAGGACTTTGACGAGCGCGTCGATGTCATCCCTGTTTCGGACCCCAACGCAGCCACCATGGCACAGCGTGTGATGCAGTATCAGGCCGCTCTCCAGCTGGCACAGCAGGCACCTCAGCTCTACGATATGGGCAAGCTGCACAGGAACATGCTGGAGGTCTTGGGCATTCAGGATGCCGCGGACATCATCAAGCTTCCGGGTGACATCAAGCCGAAGGACCCCGTCAGCGAGAACATGGCGATCCTCAAGCAGGAGCCCGTAAAGGCATTCTTGTACCAAGATCACGAAGCGCACATCCAGACCCACACGTCTGCGCTGGAAGACCCGAAAATCCAGCAGATGGTTGGTCAGTCTCCCTTTGCCTCCGCAATCCAGTCCGCGATGGCGGCGCACATCACAGAGCACGTCGCGATGCAGTACCGCAAGGAGATCGAGAAGCGCCTTGGCGTCGAGCTCCCGCCAGAGGATGCACCCCTGCCAGAGGACATCGAGGTCGAGCTGTCCCGTCTTGTCGCCATGGCTGGCCAGAAGATGACACAGGAAAACCAAGCCGCGGCACAGCAGGCTGAGGCCGAGAAGCAGGCTCAAGACCCGCTGACGCAGATGCAGCAGAAGGAGCTTCAGATCAAGGAGGCCGAAGTCATGGGTCGCCTTGAGATTGAGCGCGAACGTCTCAAGCTTGATCAGTCCAAATCTGATGGCAACATCGACATTCAGCGCGAGCGCATTCGCTCTGAGGACCGCAGGGAGGGTGCCCGTATCGGTGTCCGCATTGCGTCTCAGATCGAGGACGCGAAGCACAAGGACAAGACCGAGGGCGTTCGCCTTGGCATCGATATCGCCAAGGAGCTCTCCAAGGGCGGGGGTGGCCAGTGATGGACATCGACATCGTTCCGACACTGCTTTCGAGCATTGAGGACAAGAAAAGTTCAATTGAGCTTTTTCTGGCGAGCGGCGGGGCCAAGTCCTACGAGGACTACTGCCGTGCCGTCGGTGAGTACTCCTCGCTCCAGAAGGTGGAGCAGGACATAAAGGACATCGAGCAAAGGTTTATTGAAAGTTAAACCTCGATGTTCTAGGGTGGCGGCGTCGGGCTAGAGCAACAGGCTACGGTGGGCCTCAAAACCACTGCTGGAGAAACGATGTATACCGACAAAACCATAGGGGGCGATGACGTTCTCGCCAAGCTCCCAGAACCCAAGGGCTACCGCATTCTCATTGCGATCCCTGAGGTAAGTCAAAAAACAGAGGGCGGGGTATTCATCCCGGATCAGCTCAGGAACGCCGAAGAGACGGCGTCCCTCGTGGGCTACGTCATCAAGGTTGGCAGCGAAGCATACGCCGACCCGGTGCGCTTCCCCACTGGTCCTTGGTGCAAAGAGGGCGACTTCGTCATCTTCCGCTCTTACTCCGGCACACGCTTCAAGGTGCACGGCAAGGAGTTTCGACTCATCAACGACGACACCGTAGAGGCCGTCGTTGAGGACCCGCGTGGGTACAGCCGAGCATGATTGGAATTTTCGTTGAAGACCGGAGGACTGCAGAATGAACACGCAAGCTGAAAAGATCGAAGAGGACGACGAGTTCGAGCTCGAGATTATCGACGATACCCCAGAGCCCGACCGCGACAAAGCCCGCAGGCCGGAGGGCGCAGAGCCGGAAATCCCAGAGGAGGACGAGATCGCCTCGTACTCTGAGTCCGTGCAGAAGCGCATCAAGAAGCTCAAGTATGAGTTTCACGAGGAGCGCCGCTCCAAGGAGGAGGCAGCACGTCTCCGTGACGAGGCCATTTCATTCGCTCAGCGTGAGTACGAGGAGAAGGTTCGCCTTCAGCGCATGCTGGAAGAGGGAGAGGGTGTCCTTGTAAATCAGGCTCGACAGCGCCTTGGCATGCAGCTGGACAAGGTGAAGGCTGACTTCAAAGCTGCCTATGAGATGGGTGATGCCGACGCTATGTCGGAGGCCCAAGCCAAGCTGACGGAGCTCAAGAACGAGGAATATCGCCTCAGCTCTTACAAGCCTCCATCGCGTCCAGCCCCGCAGCAGGCGCAGGCACCACAGCCGAAGAGGCCAACGGTACCAGCCCCAAGCTCTCGCGCTCAGGAATGGGCAAAGAAGAACGATTGGTTCATGCGTAGCGGTGATGAGGACATCACTGCGCTCGCGATGGGCACCCACGAGAAATTGGTTCGCTCGGGAGTTGCGCCAGATACGGATCAGTATTATTCTCAGATTGACAGTGCGGTTCGCCGCGCTTTCCCAGAACGGTTTGCCGATGCCTCAGAAGAGGTGAAACCACAGCGACGGCAGGCTGGCAACGTGGTGGCCCCGACAGGACGTGCGTCCGGTCAAACACCGCGCAAAGTGGTTCTCACCTCCTCTCAGGTCGCTCTCGCCAAGCGCCTTGGGCTGTCCAATCAGCAATACGCGGCGCAAATCATGAAGGATGCATCCAATGGCTGACCGTACCCCCAGAGCGCTCACTACTCGTGAAGGCGGAGAACGTCGCAAAGGATGGCAGCGTCAATCACTCCTCCCCACCCCCGAACCCCGTGACGGCCTAAAGTTCCGTTGGGTTCGCACCTCAACGCTGGGCAACGAGGATAACAAGAACGTCTCTAGCCGATTCCGCGAGGGTTACACCCCGTGCTTGGCAAGCGACTTCCCCGAACTGCGTGTGCTTTCTGATCACAACTCTCGGTTCCCTGAGAACGTAGAAGTTGGCGGTCTGTTGCTCTGCAGCATCCCATCAGAGTTCGCGGACGAGCGTATTGTTGGACAGCTAGATCAGGCTCAAGCCCAGATG